TGAACCAAAGTACAGGCATGTCTGTTTCATCTTCTTCAGAAACCATTCTAGCCATAATGCTTGCTGCCTTTGAGTCTACTTCTTGTTCCTCAGCAGACTTTTCTTCAGATTCTTCATCTTCTTCAGATTCTTCATCTTCTTCATCTTCTTCAGATTCTTCATCTTCTTCAGACTCTTCATCTTCTTCAGACTCTTCATCTTCTTCAGACTCTTCTGCATCGTCAGCATCTTCAGGGGATTCTTCAGCCTCTTCTATTTCCGCATCATCTCCCTCGTCAGATTCGCTTTCGCTATCTTCAGATTCTGCCTCAGCGCTTTCGCCCTCATCATCGTCTGATGAAGCCTCTTCCGCCTCTTCTTCAACTTCAACCTCTGAATCATCTTCGTCAGAAACAGTTTCACTTTCGTCACCGCTTTCACTTTCGACTACTTCTTCAGCCTCTTCTACTACTTCGCCTTCTTCTTCATCTGATTTGACTTCAGTCTCTTCATTGAGAAGTTTCTCAAGTTCTTCAAACTTTTGAAGGTCTTCGTTAAGATTGTCGCTCATTGTTACTCCTAATCCGCTAAGATTATCTTACTGAACACCCTCGTCGGTGTCAACGCTTGTATTGTCTGTTATTGTAAATTGGGGATCAAACTCTAAAGAAGCCAAACCAAACGCTACCTTCTCTAATAGTTCGTCATGCGCAATTTTTGTTGAAAAATGCAGGTCAATCCCTTCTTCACTCTTAAATGAAAGGACAGATACCCCATTCATAGCATCAACAACATCAAGCGCTTGATTCTCATTGCATTTTACATGCACAACAAAGCCAGAAAGTGCCTTTTCATTGTTTTCGGCAGATGCTGGATTTGATGTTAAAAACTCTTCAAGAGAATTAATTACGGCTAACGTAGCCTCTCTTAATTCACTTGCGCCTCTTACGGGAAGCATGGCATTGTACGCCATTAGGAGAAGAGCCATTGGGTCTTCTTTCCAGTTCTTTTTAGGTTTCCCGTAACCTGAGTGACCATGTACGCCACCTTTTTCTTCTGTTTCGCAACCACAAGCACCCTTTTCTGATTCAGCATCTTTTGCTTCTTCTACCTCAACCCCAGCAAGGTAGTTGTTGTGCGAGTTAATGTTTGCATTTCCATCAAACTGTTCTAATGCTTTTTGGTACTCTTCATGAGTCGAGCATGGCAAATAGCCACCGCCATGAGAATGATACCCATCACAACCGAACGTCTTTGACCAAGCCAAAGCAATGTCAGGAGTCGCCCATGTCCCTTCTTCGGGATCTGCGTCTCTTAAACTTTCAGGAAGTTCTGTATTGTCTTTTATCATCATGGAAGGTGAGTTTGAGTCTCCTATCGGGGTGTATGAAACTGTAGGCTTCACACGTGTAGGTTTGCTAATTTGAATTTGTCCATTATCTCTTGTGAATGTAGCCATCCAAACTGCATTTTCTCCAGTCTGAAACACTACTGAATTGTCCATAATTTGTAGTACTCGAACTGGTTTGCGAAGAGCCATTGATAGTGCCCTGCCAATCATTGCAGATACGGCATCAGCGCTATTTTGTGGACCGTCCTTGTCGTGATCTTCCCAATGTCCTTTTTCCATGATGCCTTCCTCGTCATCTTTAACTGAAATGGTGCCAGTTAGTTGGTTCGCTCCATGCAAAACAGGAGAAACCTCGTATAATTCAACTTCTTTAAGCATATTTGCTTGCTTGTCTGGATTAAAATCCGCAGTAATTGTTTTGTATCCAATTGACCACTCTTGCTCTTTTCCATAAAAAGCAACGTTTGCGAACGCTTCTCGTCCACGTTCAGTATTCAAATTAAATTGAACTTTAGCAAAAAGTCCACCAATGCCTGCTTTTTTCATTTTTTCAGGCAATCTAGGATCTGCTGGTCCAACTTCATACATTTCGAGAACTTTACCAATTGGTTGGTTCCAGTCGTGGCCCCAAACAACACGTGGTTTTCTTCGATGTAATGACGCTTTGAATGCGCCTGGAAGAACAATATCTCCTACGGAATCTTTGTTTCCTATGCCAGAAACAAAGGCTTCTACAATACCTTCTGCTTTGTCAACGCCAATTTGACCAGAAATTGCTTTAAACGTAAAATCTTCGTCTTCTTGGTTGACCACATTTGCGTTTGAATTGAAAAGTAGAGTGGACATAGTTCTCCTAAAAATAATTCCAATACCCATATCCTACATACTACAATGTGCCGTTCTAACACACTTTATATATAGTTTCTCTTTATAGTTTATATATTTATCGGCTAAATTTCAACAAGCATCGGCAATTTATGGTCAAATTCGGTGGCGCTAGTGGATCTTTAGGAAATCTAATAGGTATTCCATTATATATAAAGGCACTTTGTACAGGCACTTTTTCACCATCTAGGTTTCTATGCGCCATTCTAACCTTCTCATCTCTCAAAGAAAGCCATTGTTTGGTTATGGGTCGCCCCCCATCTTGCTGTTCTAATGCAACAGAAGAGTCAAATAAGCCTAGATTGTAGGCGCCAAGAACACCAGTATCAACAATTAAAGGCTTTCTTTTTGTTCGCAATCTATTAAAAACGCTCTTAATTAAAGAATATGCAAGGGCTATCTTAAGTGCCACATCAATATCTCCATTGCCAGAATCATCAGTTAATGCTGATGCCGTAGCCAGCGCAGCAACAATTTGCTTCTGCGTCGTGGAATTGAACTCGTTTACTGTGGCTATATTTTGTGAAACTGACGCATTTTTAGTGTCTTCCTCGACAGATGTTCCATATCCTTCTTGGATGTTATCTACAACGGCTTGTTTATAAATGCCATCCATTAAGGTGTTCATTTGTTGAGAGGATACCCCTAATGCTGCTAGTGGTGCAACCACGCTAAAATCTGCATCTTTTCCTAACCCAAGCAGTGCTTGTGTGGCATCAGATTCTAGTTCTTTTAAAACAATCTCTTCTTGATCGTCAATAACCGAATCAACAACTTTAGCAAACTCTTCCTCTAGGGTGTCCACCCGATATAGGGCTTTTTCTTCCCAACTAGAAAATGCGTCTACTTTTTCGTTTTGGAAAAAGGGAGGCTCTTCTCACCCTCCGGTTCCAATCTATCGCTCTCTAACTCGCTAGGAACCTCTGCGGCAGAAGCCTCAATTGCCATTGTTCCTTGAACTTCGCCCGCTGGGACAAAAGCGCCTTCTTCTGGGCTAAACTCTGTTACTTGTTCTTGTGTTGCTTGAGTTGCTTGCTGATCCATGGGTACGCCTTCTTGCATGTCGGCGTCTTCATTCATAGGCTTTTCTGTGTTTGCAATTGGCGACTGATTTGGGTTAGCCAAAAGTGAATCAGCAATATCTGACTCAACCTTTTTGCGACCAGAGAGTTCTCGGTATTCATTTACGCTAATAAGACCCATTTGAAACTCTGTTCCATAGTGGCGCTCCGCCTCTTGCTTTGAAAGAATCAAAATAGGAACATTAGACGTGTCGAAGTCAATATAGTGCTGAGGATCAATGGCATCAAACCCACGAGCAATCATAGCAAGGTGAGGAGTCATTGTCTCCATCCAGAATACTTTTCCTTCTTCCATGGCGTTTGAGAATGTTCTACCTGATGAATTTCCAATAATGGACTCAGGTACACCAAAGGCCGCAAGAATTTCTTCTTTTGTTAATGTTCGCATCTGAATGTATGCTGCATCACGAGGTGACGCTGCTGTGTCTACGAAATCTGCCCCATCATCTGAAGATATAACCCCAACTGAGCCTGCACGACCAATGTTTCCTCGGAACCTTGAACGAATCTCATCTTTGTCGTCTTCTGCTATTTCGCTTCTTAGCACAAGAAGACCACCTGGTCTTCCGTCGTTAATAAGGAAGTTTCTGTTGTAAATCTTAGCCAAAGACTCAACTTCAATTGCAACTCCGGCTGCTTCCATTGGTGTCATCGACAAATATGGGTCAAGTGGGTGTGGTCGTCTAATCCATATTACGTTTTCTGGGCGTAATGTTTTTTTCTCGGTAGCGCTTATCTTTACCTCGTAACCTTTTACAAACTTATTTACATCTGGAATAGGGGAAGTGTTTTGTGGGGGAAGAAGATGTAGCGCTGTTGGATTCCCGTCACGACCACGAATTATCTCAATAAAGACACCACGACTGCTCATTAAGAGTTGAGCGGAAAGCCGATATCGGAAAGCAAACGCATTCTCACCTTTATTGCTGGTATTGTTGAAAATCTTTAAAAGATCACTATCACCAATAACTTCTCCAAATGGGTTATTGTCTTTTCGTAAGATTACTGGTAGCGTGGCTTGATTTGATGCGATAACATCAATACATCGAAAAACCCAAGTAACTTTTGATACGCCTTCTTTGTAAGCCTTAACAATGTCCCACCCATCATGGTAACCAGTCTTAGGTTGCAAGTTTGGGCTGTATGCTATGGGCGCACCAACTGAAACTGACTTTTGTTCGCTATTATTTAAAGATTTGTTCCAAGCCATTATTCAGCCCCTAGGAGATAACCGTATATTGCACAGGAAAGACCAGCGCTTGCCAAACCCCACCCTAAACTTAGTATACTAATACCAAAGCCTATTAGAAATATGGAAGCGGACATTAACACGTGTGCAACCGTAGAACGGGTTAAAAAATTCTTCATGATATCTATTTTATCGTGAAATTGTCTAGGAGACAAGTAAAATATGTCAGTACAGACCGCAGATTGGGAAAAAATAAAAGACTACCTTGAACCTAGGCGTTCAGAGTATTGGGTAGAAGAGCCTTCTTTAACTCAAAAAGTTTTCCTTAAATCGCAATCAACAGAAGTTCTTTTTGGTGGTGCCGCAGGTGGGGGTAAGTCATCTGCGCTTATAATGGCTGCATTGCAATATGTTGATGTTCCAAACTACAGTGCTATTTTGTTTAGGCGTACTTATGCCGACCTCGCCTTGCCGGGTGCTTTGATGGATAGGTTTAGGGACTGGGTTGCAAGTTATGATGATGTGCACTGGAACGCAAACATGTATACTGCTACGTTTCCCAGTGGCGCTCGTGTCACATTTGGTTACTTAAACAATGTAAATGACTACCTGCGTTATAAAGGTTCTGAATTTCAATTCATAGGCATGGATGAGGTAACGGAGATCAGGGAAGCCGACTACAGGTATATGTTCTCTCGTCTACGTCGGCCAGCGACTGGACCACTTTCAACTGTACCGCTTAGAATGCGTGCCGCAACAAACCCTGCCCCAAACTGGGTAAGGCAAAGATTTTTAACGGAAGGTAAAGAGCATGGGCGCATCTTTGTCCCTTCTATGCTCACCGACAACCCAGGAATTGATCCAGACTCTTATCGAGCCGTACTTCAGGAGTTGGACCCCATTGAAAGAAAGAGGCTAGAGTTTGGTGACTGGTGGGCAACGACACTTGGATCAATGTTTGACAGAACAAATCTAGAAATTATTGAGCCATCAGAAGTTCCAGAACTAGACAAAGACACAAAGTTAGTGCGCTTTTGGGATTTGGCAGGAACTGAGCCTACTCCTAGCAACCCAGACCCTGACTGGACAGTCGGAATGTTAGGAGCCTTCCATAATGGTATATTCTACGTTATGGATGTTAGGCGAATAAGGGCAAGAGGGGAAAAGGTTGAAAGATTCATAAAGGACACAGCATTTGAGGACGGTCCAGAAATACCAATTCGCATGGAGCAGGAGCCAGGCTCTGCTGGTAAAAACTTAATTGATTCATATGCTCGTTACGTTCTTACTGGTTATGACTTTACAGGACAACGTGCTACGGGTGACAAGGTTACACGAGCAAAACCATTTTCAGCGGCAGTTGCAAATGGCAATGTGAAGTTACTTAGGGGGGCATGGAACGGTGACTTTATCGACGAATTATCAGCATTCCCAGAAGCAAAAGTACATGACGACCAAGTGGATGCCGTCGTTCATGGGTTCAATTTATGTGCCGGACTGGGTATGGGAGTTCGTAGAAAGATTGAAATAATAGTTTAGAATATGTTCTATGAGTAACATTAAAGTTTGGATTGATCAAGATTTATGTACTGGAGATGGACTCTGCGCAGAGATATGTCCAAGTATATTTGAGATGGCTGATGATGGATTGGCATATGTCAAAGAAGCAAGTTGGCCAACGATCTATTCAAAAGACGGTAAAACTGCATCTGATGACCCCATTCTTCAAATGGCTGGAGGAACAGCGTCTGTACCCGAAGACATGCTTGAAGATGTTATTGAATCAGCAGACGAGTGTCCGGGTGAATGTATATTTATTGATGTTGAGTAATTAAAAAAGAGTCTCAGTTTGTGGACCCATTCCACGAAACTTTTGCTTTTCTTTTTCAACACATCCACTGTGCGCCCATGCTTCTGGTTCAGACGTTAAGGCTAATGAGTTGGTTCCACCCTGCTCTCGAAACTGTGCCCACCCAGTCACACGCCTAAAAGCGCCTTTTAGCATGACTACAGGATTACCGCAAAAGTGGCAGTTCGCTTGAGGAATTTTCATTATTAAGCACCCCTTTAATACTGTTCGCTAAGTAATAGGCAAATTTAGGGGGAACCGCATTGCCTACCATTTTGTACCCATCTTCTATCTTATCGTAAATTAATTTAAAATTGTCTGGAAATGTCTGAATCCTTGCGCACTCCCTAACAGAAAGCCTGCGATATAGATGCTCTTTTCCGCTCTCAAAGACAAACGGACCATCTGGGGTTTTTATCATCTTTGGTGCTTGTGGGTGCAAGGGCATATGTCTTGCAGATGCCACAATGGTAAATGACTGCTGTTCCCAGTTTCTAACCCTATTTCGCATTAACCAAAAGGCTGAATAATCCCCCTCCATGTACTCATGGTTAGGGAACTCACACTCTGTAGACCTTGATTTACGATCAGCCGATTTGACTTGATATTGTTGAAGATCTAAAATTGCGCTTTTTAAGTTGGGTTTGCTTGATGTGGTTAGTGGCGATGGGAAGTTATAAGACGTAGAAATGTCCTCTCGTATTCCTAGAAAGATTACTCGTTTTCTATCTTGTGGAATGCCATACTCAGAAAGATTAAATAGTTTGACATGAATGTTGTAACCGCATACCTTAAAAAGGTTAGTTAAAGTTTCAACGACGCTTTTGTTTCTGTCGGACAAAATACCTTGCACGTTTTCTGCTACAAAAAACTTTGGTTGCTTTTCTTGTAGAATTCTTATAAACTCAAAGAATAGTTGTCCCCTTTTGTCATTTATACCTTTTCTGGAGCCACCATCACTCCAACTTTGGCATGGTGGGCCGCCAATGATTCCATCGCAGTCAGGTATGTCTCTGCTGTCCACATTCACTATGCTTCGAGTGTCTAATACACAGTTTGGGTGGTTTTCTCGATATGTTTCCCAAATAGTTTTATCATGCTCATTTGCCCAAACAACATTGAATCCAGCCAAGGTAAAACCCAAGTCTAAACCACCAGCGCCAGAAAAAAGTGAAACTACCTTTGTCATTGTTTCACCAGTGTCTCAAAAACACGAACTTTTAGCCTGTGACTATAATTATCTATCTCTAAGGTGTGTTGGGCTGCATCTAATGGGTCAATGTCTCTATAAAAATCAATATATTCAATTATAGCATTATAAAAAGCCCAACGTGTTTCTCCAAACAATCCACTGTTGTAATCTTTTCTAAACAATTCTTCAATCTTTGAGTGCACGTCTTCTGCGTGCTCTCGTTTCTTTTTTGTGTTTGCCTTTTCTGTTGAAGCAACTAAATCCATGGATTCTTTTTTCATTGAGGGTCCTATTGGCTTTTGCAAAGCATTAACAGCATCTGTTATTGCAATGCTCCAATTTTTCCTAAGTTCTATTGCCTCACTCGCTTCAACCTCATGCCCCTTTAAGTTTTTTGTGTGTCTTTTCCTTAAATCAAAGTCATACGTATTAGATGAAACCCTGTAGACTGTATTCCTACTTCTATTCACATCTAGGCTGTAATAGCAAATTGGTATTGATCCGTCATGCGAAGAAATTAAAACTAAAAAACTGTCTATTGCTGATGTGGTGTCTTTGACTTTTAAACTAATTGATCCAAACGACATTGCTACAAAGAATTTCCTACCATCATCAAGGACGCCACAACTATGCAGTTTTGCCTTACCGTTTGTCCTAGAGACGATGCCTTTTGCTCTTTCTAGTAAATCAGAATTCTGTACTACTTCGTAACGCTCTTTAACAACTTCCCAATAGTCCCAATATAGCCCATTTGGATTAGGGCGACATGTAACAAACCTTTTTTCAAGATCAACCAATGAATCGCTAAGGCTATCCCAAAGCGTAACCGGCTTAAGAGAAACCTTATAGTCTGCGTTTGCGTTAGCAAGTATTTCTTCGTCAGACTGATTCTCAAATATTGGTGACGCAAGAGACAGCCACGATTTTTTATCTTGTGTCCCCTGACCCATGGAGTTTGTCCCTTGCTTGTCTGTCGTATAGTTTTTGAATGTTTGCGCCCGCAACGTACCGCAAGTCATACCCCAACTCATGTACTAGGTTCGCAACGTACCATAGCACGTCGCCCACCTCTAGAGCGATTGCCTCTCGCATGTCATCGTCCATCTCTCCACCATGATCACGAATTACTTTTTTAACTTTTTCAGCAACTTCGCCTGCTTCTCCAACTAGACCAAGCGTGGTGTACAAGATGCCCATTTCTTCTGGGTAAACGGCTGTTTGTTTAGCGGCCGCTTGATATGCGTTAACATCCATACTTTTCTCCGTTTCTAAACTTGTTCTGTGTGTCCTGTTGGACGCTCAATTCTAATGTCTTCCCCAGAGGCGGACTCAATGGGAACCCACGCCGGAGAGTAACTATGTTGCTTGATCTTTCTCATCTTTATAAGCGTTCCATCAGCAAGGACGTCAAACTCATCATTTGTCATCTCTAGTTTTCGACACAACTCTTCAGCGTTGTACTTTCCAGAAGCAAGAATTCTTTTTATCATTCTTGAAAGGTATTTGGCTACTACAATTCCTCTGGATCTATTCATGTCAATGTGCAATAGCATTGCATCAATGTCATCAATGTCCATAATTGTTACTGGGACACGATCAAGCGATTGCTCGTTCGCTACTGCCCAACGATGATAACCATCTATAATTTTACCATTCTTTTGAGCAAGAATAGGGCTAAGAATCCCGTACTTAATGATAGAGTTTGTTAGCCTTCTATAGTCTGGGGAAACCACATAAGATGCCGATACCCATTTAGCAGGCTTCAGTTTTGACGTTTTTATATAGTCCATACCTTTAGATTATCGGGTATCATCAACTATGTCAAGGCTGTCTGCATCCATCATTTCCTGTTGTTCTTGTTTTGCAAGCATAGCCACTCTTTTGTTGTGTGATTTTGTTTTTGGACCCACTGGGCTTGGGGAACCAGTAAATGAATTTAGAAGTAAGGTGCGGACTAAGTGTTCCCGTGGGTAGCCATACGGATCTTTAGCGTGCCTCTTTTTGAAGTCATGAGTGTACACCATCGCCATTCTGTGCATGCCAGGTGTAAGCATGTTGTCATCAATGCAGTCTTTTACACCATCCCAGCCCCTACTTGAATACAGGTCAATTAGGGCTTCAATGTCAAACTCTCCCCAAAGTCGTAACTGCGCTTCAATCTCAGGAAAACACCTATATAATTCATCATAAAATTCTGGCTCAGTTCTTATAACGTCAGTGAGCCTACGGGCCGCCACAGCGTGTAAGGGTATTCCGACTCTTTGGTTTGCGCCACTCATTGCAGCATAATCGTAATATGCGCAATACTCAGCATTATGCTCTTCAGTGATAAACTTTAACACATCGTCAGACTGCCAATCATATATCACTTTGGCAAACCGCATAGGAATGGCTTTGGATAGTCCGAATGGTCGATTAATGTAGTTCTCGTGGAGTTTTTGGACAACTGTCCGATATCGGATCATTGATTCATTTGCCCTTACTCCGGTGATGAATGCAGTAAGTCCCTTTTTGCCCTGCATTGTATACTCATCAATTCTTTTCGGTATACACTCGTTTGGATCAAGCCCAAAATGCTCCGCCCTGATTGCGTTCTTAGGGAAGGGCCTAAAAAGCCTATCTTCAGACTCTCTCATTTTTGACCACAAAAGAACATATTCTCGTCGTCCAAGTACCCATAATTCTTGTCCTTGTGGTAAGCAATACCACTCCATGTCAACCCAGTCATAATTAGAAACTTTAGTAACATACTCTTCAATCGCAGGAGAAATCATTTCTTCGTCACGAAAAATAACTTTTACAGGACCAAGCCCTCTTTCATCGTGGACTTCTTTAGCGAGGTACAGACATGCCGTTGAGTCTTTGCCTCCACTAAACTGAACTGCAACACTATCGAATCTATCATAAACATGTCGGATTCGTTGTCTGGCTGCCTCAACACAAGATGTGTCCAAGAACATTCGTTTTCTAGCCATGGCTACCCTTCAGGAGTGTGGTTAGCAATAAAGTCCAATAGCCTCTCGGCAGTGGTTTCCCCAACAAACGTATCATCATCTTTTAACCATCGTAAAAACGAATACCACTTAGATTGTTGCTCAGATGAGTCAAAAACTAACGTGAACTGAATTGCTGCGTTTTTAGTTCCAGACGCACTTGTTGAAGTGCTACCCTGAGTAACAATTGTGCTTGTGGGTACTTCTGTTGGGCGAGGAAGAGGTGTGCTTTCTTCACCATCATCTTCTGTGTGAAACACTGGGTTGGGTGACTCGCTTATTACTATTTCTGGTGCTACCCAACCGTCGTTACTCCCACGAGGCTCTCGATCAAATTCATTTTCAATAACCTCATTTTCAATAACTGCTACAGCAAATTCGTCCCAACCAAGCAAATCAAAAAAGTCGGCATCAGTTCCAGCAACCGAAGAGATTGCTTCATACAAGGCGTCTGCATCTGTAGACCCTAAATCAGATATTCTGTTATCTGCCAAGGCAAACGCTAAGGCGTCATCTGAATTGAGATCAACAATACTTACGGCAATTTGATCCCACCCTAAATTTTTTGCGGCTTGTAACTGGTGGTTGCCCGCAATAACAAGAAGATTCTCGTCTTTGTCCTTAACAGCAACAATAGGCTTTAGTTGACCAAACTTGTTATATGACGCTTCAATCGCCTCAACGTTTCCTCGTCGAGCATTATTTTCAAGTGGCTTTAAGAGATCAACATCTATAGCAAGATCTCTAATTGCTTCATCAATTTTATCAATCATTATATAACCTCATTAAAACTTTACTTGTGATCTTACGTTGGCGGCAATTGTTCTAAGGGCATCACACGCCGTCCTTAGCGAATGTAACTTTTCCCGTTTCGCTTTTACAAGCGCTTCGGCGACTTGGACATCGTAGTAAAGATCGCTAGTTTTGTAGCCAGCCCAACTCTCTTTGTTTTTCACAGCGCCTTCTGCTGCTAAATACTCCTTAAACCATTTTTTCTTGTATTCAGCCTCTTTAACAGCGTGATCTTTCGCAAGCGTTTCAAAGGCTTCTGTTTCGTTTTCAATATCATGAGTTATTCGTATAAGTTCGGACTCAATTTCTGTTGAACTTATTGGTCTGTTTCTTTCACCTATACTCATGCAACTATTTTACCCGTTTTTTTGTAATAGGTCAAGGGTGATTGTTAGCCTTTCAACCTCGCTGTTCCAGTCAATTTTAGAACCAGTGACCCCTCTCTGTAAAAGATCATCTAAATGTTCCTTTCCTAACTCGCTTTCAAGCCATCGTGCCCACACCAATGGGTTCTTTGATTGCTTCCAATGACAAGATGCGCAAAGAGCAACAGCATTTCTTTCGTCCGTTCTAGTGGCAGATATCGCTCTTGAAATTATGTGAGCACACTGAATTTGCTTACCTTCTTCTTTTTTGGCACCACACCATCGGCACTGAAACCCATCACGAGTTCTAACAACCAAACTATGTAGTTTAGTTGCTTTAGCCTTTGCTTGCTTACCATAACTCGCTGGCATTATAACGGAATGTTTTGATTTAAGGGAAAGTACCAGCCACCTTGTTGGTGCTGTATTGCGTTCGAAGGCATATCAGGTCTATGGTTTACCCCAGAATAATGCAAAATTGCTGTTTCTCTCCACAAATCTGGATCATCAGGAATTGACCCACGATGCATCAGTCTAGCATGCCACAAAAGAACATCACCCTTCTTTGCCAAAAACTTCTCAGTCTCCAACCCCCCTCTGTCTAAAATGTCTTCAAACATGGGAGTTAAGAAGCGTTCTGAGTATTTGGGCCACAGTGGGTCACGCCTCTCCGTCTCTTCTAGGCGTGCCAAAGTTTTATCCTGTGTAATAATTGGCAAAACATGTGATCCACGAACATACTCAAACGGTCCTGCATCTTCGTGAACGTCGTTAAGAGCCACCCATATCGCTAAGTAATGATCATAGTTTGAATCAGGGTTAAGATATCCGTCTTGATGCCAGTTTCTCTGAGTTGATTTCCAACCAGTTAGATTTAAGTGCACTCCCATTGGTTCACCAATTAAAGAACGCATTACGTCTTGTAACGGTCCAAAGGTGGCGATGTTCATTAAACTTGGAACTTGATAATAGGCGCATTCTCCGGGATACCCTAAGGGTCTGTCGTGATTTACCCGATTATGTTGAATCCAATCTGTGCGGTAAGCCTCAATAAGTTGATCTGGAATAAAGTTGTCTAATATGACAACGCCATCTTTTCGCCAATCTTTTTGCATCTGTGAAAGCGTGGACTCATCAACTTCAGCACGATCTAGTGGGGGTAGAAGTCCGTCACCAATGTTGCCTGCCAACGAATTCATTTCGTCAAGCAAGTCAGGGTGCGTCTCTAAAGCACCTCCTAAAAAGTCATTTAATCTTTTATTCATCTGGGTACTCATCTGCGTGCTCCTGTGAGAGATCCCAATACGGTCTGGCCGCAACTCCAACCTTCCAAGACTCTCTAACTCTTTCTGCCTCGTTATAGTGGTGTTCTGTCTTGCACCAAGATGGCATGTGTAAGCCTGTAACCATGGAATCATATGGATTTTCTGTGACTCTCATATGACAGGGGCGACAAATTGCGTAAAGATTTATTCTCTCTAAAATGCTTCCGCCCTGCGATCTGTTTACCAATTCATGTATGTCCTGAGTTCTTCTTTGTTTTGCCCTATTTTTTCCATCATACGAAGCCCACACTATGCATGCCTCACACCACTTCTGCTCTTCAAGCATTTCTTGAACTATTTTTCTTCGATTAACGTAAGTTTGTTTCATTTTCGCAGAACGCTTTGCTAAGGGAGTTCTTTTCAATTGAGAACCACCACGATTTAAGGGCGTTCTTTTAAGTTGGCTACTTCCCCTCTTGAGAGGTGTTCTTTTAAGAGGTTTTCGTCGTTCCATTATTTTGCATTTCTTACCAGAGTCTCAATAGTTCTCCACAACTTAGGAGCACCTACTCTTATGTCGAACTTTTTAACTTTTTTCCAAGCATCATCAGATACAGCCTGTCTATATTCTACATCATTAAACTTCTTTAGGGCACGAACGTACTCTTGTGGGTTTCGTGCTAGAACTCCAATTCCATGTTCTTCAGTTAACTCCTCATATTGAGGTGAATATGATGCAACAAATGGAACACCACCACAAGCATACTCTAAGCCTTTAATGTATGACTTTGCATGGTTGAACGGAATGTCCGTAAGTGGGACAATACCTGTATCAAATAAAAATCCTTTATGTAACTGTGTGGGTGGTAGGAAAGGTGATTTGGTAAGAATCCCCGCAGAAATTCCAACTTCTTTTTCAAACAGTGGAACCTGAACTGAATCAACATGACCTGTATGATGCCATGTTGCAAACTGGCTAATTTTATTTGCGTAGGGACGAAGTATTTCCAAATCCCCACTTCTATGGGAGGTTGACCCCATCCACCCTACTATGATTTTATCCTTATCTTTATGTATCCGTCGATTTTTATATTTTCCACGATCAACGTAGTTGGTGTGCAAAAGAGTATTTGGATTCCATTGTTCCATCTTCTTAACTAAAAATGGCGTTGAGGCAATAATGCCATCAGACTCTTCAACAATATTTCTATACCAATTAACGTTTTCACTTGGATTAAGGGAAGGTAACGAAGTTTCATAAGCAGAGTTCTTTTCGCTAAGGCCCCAGTACCAATCATCAATGTCTTGTAGTATGATTTGCCCTGCTGCTTGAGCACCCTTCATGTCAGGTAAGACTTGCATGTGCATATATCGTTGCATAACTATAACGTCACAATCAAAATAATCGTTACCGTCCCATGAGTGAATGCCAAAAGTATTTGTCATTCTGTTATGCGCCAATATCCCTAGGCAACACTCGTGTCCTAAGGTCTGCAAAACTTTTATGTACTGACCTATCCGTATGTGCCCAGAGCCTCCCATGACAGGGCGCCCAAGAGGATCTAAAACAGTTCTAGACCAATCATGTGTCGCAAATCCGACTTTCATTTAAAAACTCCATTTGCCTTGAATTGTTTTCCACAGCGCTTGATCTGTATCTGTTATAGACTCACTTTTCTCCTCTTTGATACGCTTGTGAGTGATAATTGCGTCTCTAAGAAAGTACACCAATTTATCATCTTCATTAGGCTCTTCCCCTAAGCGTATAAGTCTGTCAACTTCAGCAAGCCTTTTTTCTGCGTGGAATCGAAAGCGGGCTGCCTTTCCCCTGCTTTCTTCGTATGAAGCAGCGGGGTCTGTGTCAAAGTCAGGGTACGCTGATCTTAATTTTTGAATCTCTGCTTCAAGATCTTCAATTTTAGCGGAGACTGTCTCAATAATCACAATAAGAGATTCTTTCCAAGTCTGCCAATTTTCGGGCAATCTTAAATAGTCCTTATCAGCCTGCGACCCTTTTCCTTTGATGTCTTCAGACACCATAATTTCAAACTCTTTCATACGTCCCATTACTTCCTCCAAGCCGGACAAATTCTCTTGTAATTACACCAGTTGCACAAAGGTCCAGTGCGAGTTTCAAACTCACCGGACTCACAACTAACTACCAACTCGTCCCAAGTGGACTTAACATCATTTGAAACTTTGTCTACAAGATCTTCAGTTACATCGTATTTGGCAAACTGTCCTGATTTGAGATAAAGCAGTTCTGCACGCTCTATTTCTTTTTCTAACTCTTTGCCAAGAAGAATGCTGTATATTGTTATCTGCATCTTCTTTTCCCACTCATACTGTGGGCGAGGCTTTTTACCAGTTTTATAATCAGAAATTACAATCTTGTCATTCTCAAGCGTCCAGCGATCGATAATCCCATAAATAGGGACACCCAAAATGTCTCCATTCATCTTGGCTTCAATGCCACCAGCATCAAATGAAGTTGGATCTTCCATTAAGAAGTAGTTCTCAATGCACCACCATGCTTTCCATCTAAACTCGTTGTCATCACACCGTTCATTCAAGTCAAAAAACTCATCTGCCCATTTCTTGTCCCATAGGTCTTTTGCTAGTTTCCTAGATGCTGGCTCTGTTCTTTCTTCTGAGGGCAATCTAAATAAGTCTTCTAGTACCTCATGGACGAACGATCCTAGCACCTGTGCTTCTGTTGAAGGCTCCGGTATTTTGTCAAGTTTTGCGTACTTATAGCGCATAGGGCACTGATTAAACGTGCCAATAGAACTTGGAGACATGTACGCTGGTATCTTGTATGGTAAGTCTCCAACTGGAAGACTATCCTGCATTTGTATCCGCCGAACTCGCTGATTTAACAAACTCTAACATTTGAGTAAGTTTCTCACGGTTTATGTTGACGTTCTCAAACGTTGCACCATCTGAAATGGCTGACCAATACTCTTTAGCATCTTCAATTACTTGTGGGGCTTGAGCATTCAAAAGATCACGCAATTTTTGGAAGTGTTCCGCTGAAATTGGATTATCAGCACTATCTTCTAGCGCTTCTAAATGTAAAGACTCTTCTGTTCTAGCCAAGTAAAGACCAACTCCAAAGTGTTGAGCCGCTTTCTTTAAAGCGTCTGAAACAGCACCTTTCATTTCATCACCCAAATCCAAGATGTCTCCGTTTCGAGTTCTTTTAATTTTCTGTCCGCCTACGCCGTCTTTGACAATCGTAATTGTAGGGGCGTCATTAGTGGGTACAAAAGTAGCAGTGAGTCGAACATGTGCCACAATATAATCAGGGTCAAGAGCATCTCGTTCACACCTTTCAATAGTATACGACCACATATCCACTCCAAGAACCTTGTTTAGTCGAGTGATAACCTCGCTAACTGGGATATATGTAAGGCTTGTTCCGCCTTTTTTTAATTGCCGTTCTACCTCTTGTGGGAACGGCTCGGATAGAGCATCTAGTACGTTCATTCGGATCTCCTAATCACAATGTTTTTCTTCGGTGGACTAACCTCGCAATACTCATCAGCATCAAGGTGTAGTTCTTTTAGTTTGCCAACTTTCCAGTAGGAAACTCCCATGTATTGGGTAAACTCTTGTAGCATCTCTAGTGGGGTTTTTGTTACTTCCCCAGTGTCAATGTTTACGCTGGTATTTACAATTCTGCGTGCAACATCATCAGAAATTGAAGCGTGATCCCACTTTTTGCGTGAAGATCCAGCCTTTATTTCTACTGTTGCGCCATCAACCACAACTGGTGAGGCAAAATAGTCATATTCCTCAGTGATGATTGATTGAAGTTCATTGTACAATGCTCCAACTCGACCTTTTACTTCGTGTAGGTTAGTGGCAACTTGTAAGATCTCTTTAGGATCATCGTCTAGTTCGGACTTAGATAATTTGTATATGTCTGATTCTAAAAGATTTAGCAATTCTGAAAGTGTGTCAACAGTATCTTTTGTATCGTTAGTAGGATTCATTTTTCTCCAATAGTAAATAGTAGATATATAAATTATACTCTACCCAGAGAAAAAAGTCAATCCTCTTTTAAAAGTCTTTCAAGTGTGTCATCAAAGTTTGCAACGCTAGGATTCTGAGTGATTAAAAGATTATCAACTATTGCTTTTAGCGAGTCGCCCAAATAAGTCGTCGCACTTTCTTTTATCATGGCGTTAATCTCATCTGGACTAAACGTGTCTTGCAAGGCCTCAATTGACATTGCAACCTTATCAGCAATCATTTCATCTAACCCTTCGTTAAAAAACTCTTCTGATATCCCAATCATCATGTCAGATGGACTCCATGTTAAAATACTGTAGGGTCGATCATTCAGTGCGTGTGCAGTCGTGGTAATGAAAGTGATGGTCACTGGACCTTCTTTTAAGACCGCCAATACGTCTGGGTCTAAATCAGCACTTTCATACTTGTCAGGCATTTATCTTATCCAACTCTCTGGAAATCTCTGGACCAGTCTTACCGCCCCAAACACCCAGTATGAGTTCAGACTCTAAAGCAAAACTTAAACACTTTTCAGTATTCTCACACTCTAGGTTGCAAATTGAAACTGCTTCTTTTCTATCCCTTGGGTGGCTCGAAAAGAAAAGCCTGTCTTGTCCAGCACATGGTGCTTCTTTAAACCACTCTGGGGCATGCGCACTCATTGATGTCCTTTCTACTTGTATTCTACCTTCTATTTTAGGGTCACAATGTCAAGCAGACAACCCACTTTTGGCGGTCCCCTAATCTCAATACTCATATCATTTTCTCCTTAAATAATTTGCCTTACACTACATATAGGACACAGCGTAGTGAAAAGCGGACATGTAATTAAAATAATTTTACTTTAGTCATGTTTGCAACTTGGCAATCATTCGATTGAATGAGTTCGCTCAACACAAATAGGGCCGCTTCAATCGTCAAGTTTTTGTCGATGATTTCCACATCGCCCTGATGAGAAGTAGTTGTAAGACCATGACAAATAAAATATGATTCTCCACTGTGCATCCAAAGCGTAGCGGTGTACTTCGCTCCAGAACGTTGCGCAGCATCAAACAAGGTGACAAACTCATATTCTTCACTTATGATTTCGTCAAACTTTATTTTTGTATCTTCTGCGGTATACATTTCCGTTAACCAACTTTCTGCATGTTAATGGTCCTGCTAGGACCGTTTTTCTGTTATCTATTAAAGGCAAAGGTCTGGGTTGTGCATCTTCGAGATCTCTGTCAAACAAGCACGTTTCAGGTCTGCCGTCTATAAAAGTAGTCACTGTTTCTCCTTCCTACTTTTGTTAGGTGTGTAATATTTTGTTTTTAAGTTGCTATGGGGGTTCCATTTTCTCACCTCTTTCTCCTACTAAGGTTCTTGCCACAATATTTCTCTATTTGGTGCCCACTTATATCTTTTCCATGAAGTTTTTTAAATTGGGGCGTCTACCTATATAAAGTCCCCAACAGGGTGCCGTTTTGGGGCGTATTTCGCCATATCTACAGAATTTTTTCATATTTATCTCCTCAGACTTATTTCTGCCACAATATTTCCGTACTGGTCCGATAAGGATCTAGAGGAGAATAATTGTCTTTTTTGCGCACATAAAGGAACAACCACAGATTTTTTGTTTTGGGGTAATTTTCCTAAAATAATTTCATACTTAATGACTTCCCCGCCAATCTTGTTTTGGGACGCCTACACCATTATTTATCAGTGGTGGTGGATTTATCATCCAGTCTCCATGAACTACATGGCACTTCGCTCCTTCCCATGTTGCATCTCCCAAGAGGTTTCTGCCATAAAATTTTCACAAATGGTCCCACTTGACAAGGCTCAAATGACCTTGTACCATAGAACGCAAACCGAAGGAGAAGAAGAGTACAAAAGAAGCCGAGATATCTCGATGACATAAAGGTTTACTGAAGGACCGGAGGGTCACACTCGTTACGCAACTGGTGACAGGAAAGACATTCGGGCACGCCTACCTAAAGAGTGAGGATTTGAATCGCACGATAAACTGGAATAACACATTTGACGATGTGCCAGTCACTGCACGGAGAGCATTAGGACTTGAAGGATAGGTTCGGAACTAGCAATAGCCCAAGCGGTTCCGACACACGGGCAACTAGAGCCATATCTAGGGAGAGTGGGCGCACTGAACAAAATAGGTGCGTTTGGGGTCCAAGAAGTAAATAGATCTTACATTCCTCTACAGGTTCTACCTAGTGCCTCTCGTGTAGCAGCGTCAACTACCACACGAAAGGGTAGGTTAGCCTTGCCAAAAACAAGACTTGAGAGTAGAATAACCCTATGAAGAAAGAGTACTTAGTTCGATTAACTTACGAAATTACTGTAGAAGAGGACTGCGGAACAGAGGCCCTTCACACAGGGGTAGACTTTATCTCTGAATACGCCCCCTCAGAATGGTCTGTGAAACAGATTAAAGTTTCCGTGCCAGAATCCAGCGAAGTCTATGAGTTCAGCAAAAAGAAAGAGCGAGAAGATGGTGCAGAGTAAGAGCGAACTGGAGGAGTGGTATCATGATATTGACCCGTGGAAGTACCGAAAAGACCCAGACGATGCGTACAGAAAGAAGTTTTACCTAACGGTTCTTGAAGATCTAGGTCCAACCTTTGGCCGGCTCTTGGACGTTGGTGCAGGCGAGGGTTGGATAACTCAGGCTGTTCCAGCAAATGAAAAGCATGCAATAGAGTACAGCGATCTTGCGTCAGACAGGTTCCCTGAAATCGTAGAAAGAGTCTCCGCCCCTCAAGGCAAGTACGATCTAGTCATGACGACTGGAACACTTTACACACAGTATAATCACACTGAAATAGCGGAAACGCTTGTGAATGCTGCATCAGTAGATATCGGTACCCTCGTATTTGTTGGTGGAATAAAAGATTGGCTACTGCCTTATGACTTTGGAACAAAAATCAGGCACTTCGAGTTTCCCTACAGAGAGTACACACATGTAGTAGATGTCTACGAGTTCACCCATGAAGTTAAGTGGAGTTGGTTACAATGAGACTAGCACACAACATCGGAACAGAAAAGCATTCAAACTACCACACACGAGAACAAATACTTGCTTGTGATGAGCCTATTGGGTTTGATGGAGTTTACCTCAATGTATATGAGAACCAAGATGTTCTCGAAGGTAAATCAGGAATAATGTTTGTCATGGGAGACTACATGGGGCTAGGAAACGCCTTCGACCTCATGAACGTTCCTAAATTGGAATACTACTGCACTTTATCGCAAGTAAAAGAAATGTGTGACAAGTACGACTTTGAATTGGGGTGGCACACGTGGTCACACCGAAATCTTCGCTACCTAAGCGACAAGGAAGTGATACAAGAAATAACTTCTCCTTTTCCCACCAAGTACTTACGATACCCACATGGGGAGTATGACAACAGGGTTGTTGAGTTGGTGAAGCAAGCAGGCTATGAAAAAGCATACTCTGTCACGCAAGGAGTCTTAGCAGGGGACGCCCCTGATTCACAGTACAAAATTTTTAGCGACTACGTTGATTGGATACCGTAACCATGTCCCTAGCGTCCGCCAAAGAAGTTTACCTTAAAAAAGGCGTTGCTGTGCTTCCAGCAGTTTTCACAGAAGAAGAGTGTGACA